TATTAATAACCGGATCTAACAAATCATACGGAAACGATTGTGTTAATTACAAAAACTGTTGGAAGCAAATGGCCATTAGAAGTACCAACAGCTATGGAAATTACCTATACGATTTAAAAAGTCTCGGCGAGTTCCTTGGTAGCACTGTTGGGCAAGATCATTTATCCTACCAAATACTGTACGATACCTATACTATGCTACTGCAAAGCGGTGCAGTTACAGAAAATGACTCAGCTGAGGTACTGGCTGGTATGATGTATGTGGGATGGGAGTTAGGCAATGCTGCTTACCAATGGCGCTACGAAAACATAGGCAACGGCGCCGCAGCATTTAACAGCGGTCGTTATGCCATAGTGGTATTAAGTCAATAAATATTACTATGATTACATATTCCGGCTTCAGCACTAAAAACAATGCTAAAAAATATAAGTTAACTGACTTTGAGCTTGCCAAACAAGACTTGGTTAATTACTTTAATATTCGCCGCGGCGAAAAGCTGATGCAGCCAAACTTCGGCACAATAATATGGGATATGTTATTTGAACCGTTGAACGAAGACACTCAACAAATCATAACACAAGACGTCACTAAAATTGCACAGTATGACCCTAGAATACGTGTAGGGCAAGTGGCAGTAACACAACAAGAAAACGGCATTTTAGTCGAATTAACGTTGGCGTATGTACCTACAAACCAGTCTGATGTATTAGCCTTGAATTTCGACAGAAATAAGCAATCTATCACTACCAATTAAGTAGCCATATTATACGCCTAATAAATACAAGATATAGGTAAAGAATATGGCACAGAGCACTCGTCAAACAAATCTTTTGGTACAACAGGATTGGACCAAGATTTACCAAACGTTCACAAACGCGGATTTTACCAGCTACGATTTCGAAACGCTGCGTAATTCCATGGTTAATTACATCAAAACGTATTATCCGGAAACTTTTAATGACTTCATTGAAAGTTCGGAATACATGGCATTGATTGACATGATTGCGTTCTTGGGCCAAAGTCTTGCTTTCCGCACAGATTTAAACGCTCGCGAAAACTTCATTGACACAGCACAACGCAGAGACAGTATTTTAAAATTAGCACGTATGCTAAGTTACAATCCTGGTCGCGGTAATCCAGCATCGGGCTTGTTAAAAATTGACAGTATCAAAACAACTGAATCAATTTACGATAGTAACGGACTTAATCTGTCTAATGTTACTGTACATTGGAATGATTTGACAAACGACAGTTGGTTAGAACAATTTACAGCAATATTGAATGCATCATTGGACAGCACAGAGACCATTGGCAAGCCCGGCAATAGTCAAGTTCTAAATGGAATACAGACTGACGAGTACAGTATCAACTTGAATCCCAACACACTGCCTGTGGCCGGTTTTAACGTAAAGCTACAAGGTACACCTGTATCATTTGAAGCAGTGAGTGCAACCACAGTTGGTAAGAATTACATTTATCAAGATGATCCTACTAAGGTTGGGTCCTTTAACCTATTGCATAGAAACGACAAGAACGGCAATGGCAGCAACAATACTGGTTTCTTTGTCTACTTCAAGCAAGGTACATTAAATTCAACTAGCTTTAACGTTACTAATGCAATTCCTAACAACTATGTATCTATTGCAACCAACAACATTACAACAGATGATCAGTGGTTATATGCATTAGATGTAAACGGTAATCCTCAAACATTGTGGTCCCGTGTTCCTGCATTACCTGGTATCAACGTAATCTTTAACAACTTGAGCGAAAAGAATTTGTATCAGGTTAATACTAAAAACAACGAACAAGTTGATTTGGTATTTGGTGATGGTAGCTTTGCCAATGTACCGCAAGGCAGCTTTAAGTTCTTTTACAGAACCTGCAATGGCTTGACATATTCATTGACACCCGATGACTTGTCTAATGTAACTATTTCGTTCAGCTATATTAATAAGGCCGGCAGTGTTGAGACTATGTCTATCACTGCAAGTTTAAAGTATACTGTTACCAATGCCAACGCTGCACCTAGCTTGTCTAGCATCAAGAGTTCTGCACCACAACAATATTATACACAGAACCGTATGATCTCTGCAGAGGACTATAATATCCTTCCGCAGACTACACACAGCAGTATTCAAAAGATCAAAGCAGTAAACCGTACCAGCAGTGGTGTAAGTTTATATCTTGATGCCATTGATCCAACAGGCAGCTACAGTAGCACCAATATCTTTGGCGATGATGGAGTATTATCATCAGACAACACAGTTAAGACAACTAGCTTTAACTTTTTAACTACCAACGACATTTACGAAGCAATTTACAACAAGGTAAATCCAATTGTTAATTCTTCGGAAATGAAAAACTATTATTACGCTACATTCCAACGCTATAACAGCCCACATGCCAATGTTGCTTTTGCACAAACTGGCAATTCAACTGTTACCAGCAGCGGGTACCTACAGTACAACAACAGCACACAGCAAATTGGCACAGGTACATCAGGCAACTTAAAGTGTGTAGCACCGGGTGCTAGCTTAAAGTTCTCTGCACCAGCTGGTTATTATTTTGATGCACAGCACAATCTTGTACAAGGTACTCCTGGTTCGTCTAGTGATACATTGTCGTTCTATGCTGCTGTAAAGAGCACAGTAAGCAATGCTGACATCACTACTCCTAGTTTAGTTACCTTTGGTACAGTTGTTCCGACAGGTGCAGTATTGAGCGATGAGAATTTAGGCGGCGCAACTTGCATTATTCCGCCTTATAAGAATGACCTAAGCAATGAGCTAATCAGCACAATGATTAGTCAAATTCGTACCAAGGTTAACTTCGGATTGACATTTGATCAAGTTAATCAAGTCTGGGTTAACATATTGCCTGCAGATATTGGCAGTTCGACAAACTGGTTATTGAAGTTTACCTATAGCGGCGGCCAATACAATATTGATTACAAGGTAGTTGATTATGTATTTGGCAGTGTTAACAGCACCAAGTTCTATTTTGATCCAAATGCAAGGGTTTATGATTCAACTACTGGCGTAAACATTACAGACAGTATCAAGGTATTAAAGATCAATACTATGCCAAACTCATCTAACCCAATTGGACAGGATGTATTATGGCAAGTATATAACACATTAACAGCAGCCGATGGATACGTGGATGACACACAACTATTGGTAAGATGTCCTAGCACTCAGGTAGCCGGAGTACCGGACAATCCCGATTTATATTCTACGGTGGCTGGCACAGAATTAACACGAGGTGAATTGTATTTCCAATACAAGCACAATGTCCCATCACGAAACAGAATTGACCCAACACCGGTAAACATCATTGATGCTTATGTGTTGACCAATGCGTATGCATCAAGTTACCTAACTTGGTTGCGCGATTTAACTGGTAAACTAATTCAACCTGATCCTCCTCCGATCAGCAGTTTAGAAATTGACTTTGCGGATTTAAACAACTACAAAGCAGTAAGTGATTCTATTGTTTGGAATCCTGCCAAGTTTAAACCTTTGTTTGGTAATAACGAAAAAGTAGATCCTAATTTGAGAGCAGTGTTTCAAGTTGTTAAAAATCCAACCGTTGGGTTAACTGACAATGAAATTAAGACTCAAGTTGTTGCAGCAATTAATACCTACTTTGATATTAACAACTGGGACTTTGGTGAAACATTTTATTTTAGTGAACTAGCAGCATATTTGCATGCCACATTGGCTCCGAATATCTCTAGTGTTGTTATAGTTCCGACTAATAACAATCTTGTCTTTGGTAACTTCTTCCAAATCAATTCAGAACCTTGGGAAATTATTACCAGTGCAGCAACAGTTAACGATGTCGTTATTGTTTCTGCGGTAACAGCAGCATATTTAAATCTTGGTAACAATCTAGTAGGAACATTTTAATGGCGTTAAACAACACAATTAACTTTTTGCCAGGTGCATTTAGAACATCAACTAACCAACGATTCTTAGGCGCAACGTTAGATCAGCTTTATACTCAAGCAGTTAACGTGCCTATCAATGGTTATATTGGTCGTACTTTTGCACCTACGTATAAGTTACAGGACAATTATGTTCCGGAGTTAGATACTGCTAGAAAGCACTATCAACTTGAGCCATCTATTACCATTAAAGATGATAACAATAATGTAACGTTTTCGTCTGGTTATCTTGATTTGTTGAAAAGCATTGCCAACAGTAATGGCATAACAAATAACCATCAACGATTGTTCTCTGCCGAGGCATATTCATTTAACGGACACTTTGATTTTGATAAGTTTGTTAGATACTACGATTATTATTGGTTACCGTCTGGTCCGGATGCAGTTAATGTATTTGCTGGATCGGTGCCATTGCAAAATACATTTACTGTAACAAAGAATACTGACATCGGTGGATATGTATTCAGCGGAGTTGGCACACATCCTAACTTGCAATTAACTCTGGCTCGTGGCGGTACATATAAATTTGTAGTTGACCAGCCTGGTTCAAAGTTCTGGATTCAAACTCAGTCCGGCGTGTCGGGCACAGATTCAAATGTGTCTACTGTTTCTACTAGACAGATATTTG